TCCCAAGCTGTCTCTAAGTCGTCTCACCGGGAAGTGTCGGCGGTCAGAATGGGATTAATCTTCCTATTTATACTAATGCAAAATCCACACCTTTTCCGCCCTAAAATGCAAAAAAGCCACCTTGTGGGTGGCTTTTTTGTTACTACGAGAGGTTTGGATTACAAACCAGCTGTACCGAACACGTTACGTGCATCGTGCCAACCTGTAGCATAACGCTCAGTGGCTTTGTAACGCATAGAATCAGTCTCGAAGTCACCTTCCATGGATTTCTCCATTGGACGACGCATTACGAGCATGAGACCATTTTCTGCATCGGTTTGAACCCACCAGGCTTTGCTTGAGGACAAACGTGTTACCACGTGTGTGCCTTTTGGCAACATACCTGTTGATTTGATTGGGTTCAAATCGTTGTCAGCTGTACCAGAACGGAGAACAGACTTCAGAATTACTTCTGCCTGGAACTCAAGTGCTGGTGGAACAACTAACTGTTCTGCTTTCAAACGGATACGCTTGCCGTTGTTGTCGATAGCGCCACGGATTTGAATTAACATCTGTTCAACAGAAGTTTGGCTCAAAGAAGCAGCTGTAGACAATTGGTTAGAGTATGTCAAACCGTTAGCAACAGGGTGAGCTGTGTTGATCAATGTTACGCCATCACCACCGACATAGCCGGTTGTAAATGCGAAGTTGAGCAAGTTAGCGCACAATGTTTCTTTGGTTTCAATCATTGACTGAGCAAGGTGCTTAGCAAATGTTGAACCGATACGGATGTGATCACCGTCTTCCATCAAAACTTTGGTCAAGGCGTATGCCAAGCCATAGATTTGGTAGATAAAGCGAGTGATGTACAGTGTACCACCTTGATCGTAGCTAACTGGAGTGCCGTCAGGCATTGCAGGAGCTGCGTTCATACCATAAAGCATTACTTCTTCATGGTAATTGCGTGGGATACCTTGGATCTGTTCAACAAATCCTTTCCACTCGTCGTCGCGTTGTTCGTAAACGCCATCAAAGACTTCGTTGATAATCGGCTCGACTACCGCACGAAAGTCTGTACTACGCATTGGGGTTGCCATTGCTTATTCCTTTCGTATTATATTAGATCGAGACCGAAGCGGCTACAAACATATTGTTTGCGATCTGTACTTGAACAATCGTGTAAGCGTCGCCCCAGCTGTTATTGCTGCCAGCTGGATATGCTACTTCACGGCCTAATCCAACAACACGTACTTGACCTTGAGCGCCTGCAGCAACTGGAGTTGCTAAAAGAGCTGTAGTAGAGAAGCCTGCGCCACCTACACCAATAGCTGTACCATCAGTTACGAGGGAGCCAGAAGTTGTGTCAAAGTTGTATTGAGTACCGATAGCTGCAGTTGTTACTGAGCCATTGCACTGGATTTCATAAATCAATGCTGGGTCTTGGAAGATCCAGAAAATGATCTGAGTAGAAGCGTCCAAAGTTGCCTTTGTTGCGTATTTAGCTACTGCACGACGACCGTCAGAGTTGGTGTACTCAACGCCATCGAAAGAGCCATATACACGACCAATGGTTGTGGATGCTGCTGCTTGTGCTGCTACTGTTAATTGACCTGATGCTGTCAAAGCCACTGGGGTGTACTGATAAAACGCAACTTGTGCGCTAGTCAGACTGTAAGGGGCTGTATAGGTTGTTCCTGGATTGTAGGTATTGGTGCCTACAAATGGTACAGAACGATCTAAGCCACTTGGGTGGTAGACAGGCTTCAGACCAAAGGGTTTAAATGTTGTGGACATTTATTGTATTTCCTTTGTTTTTGAAGAATGTTATTGGAAACGAATGTTTTTATTATTCGCTTTTGCGGTGTCCTTTTCCATCTCCAAAAGACCACCTTCCAAGTGGCTACGGCCGCCATTTTTTCCCTCTGCAGCCCCACGGACTTGAGCCGTGATGTTGCGTTGGTGCTCGAGAGGATCCTCGAGATGTAGCATGCGCATAACTTCTTGGTAGATGTCTTCTGGTAATTTGAAGAGCACCATTTCGTTACAACTAACACAGCCTTCAAACTTGCCCGAGCTCATTTTGCCTAGTCCTTCAAAGCCCTTACCTAAATCAGAGGCTTTAACTGGCTCATAACCCAACGCCATACGTTTGTCGATACTGTCGTAAGTATTGGTTGTTGACAACCAACACAAGTGCATCCCCGGGATAATCCCTGCAGGAAGATCGGGCAACGCACTATTTGCCCACTTGTCTCTAAACGCATCAAGGCGTTCACGACGTGCAATGTCATCTGGATTCGCAGTTGTTGCGCGTTCCATTACTTCTTGTGCTCGATCGGCTAAGCGATCATCTAAGTCACGTTTAATTCTTGGATTTGCCATTTTAATTAACCTTTATTTTGTCTGTCGTACGCTTGATACGCACGAATCATTTTGTTTCGTTTAGCTACGTCGTCCCATGCGCCAGCATCTTTAATTGCTTGAACTCGATCACGACTAAGCATGACTGTTCCTGGCTTTGCTACCTGTGAGCTGCTCGACCGATTGGAGGATGTTGGTCCTGCCTTCTTGTTGGACGAGTTGCCCTTTGATGCGTAGCGGTGTGGTAAACGTGCCTGTAAACGATTATCTAGTTCTTCCCAGTATTCTGGATCTGCTGCGTCCCAGCCTTCACCGGCAAGTTCTTGGTCAATTACTTTGGCAATTCTACTATCTGTATCTCGAGCCTGTGGGTCATACCAAGAGTTCTTTTTGAGCCACTTGGTAGCATTCTGTTGCACTTCCGTATTAATCGGATTTGGAACATTTTGCTTTGGAGACTTGGCTGTCTCGAGTTGTTGTTTTTTATACGCTTGGACTTGAGCCAGACGTTGTTTAGCGTCTGTTAACTGTTCCAAGTATTCCATTTGAGCAGCAACGTCGTTTTCTTGAGCTGCTTGTACCATTCGCATCTTAGCATACTCAACTCGGGTGGCTTCATCTTCCACGGCTTTATCGAGTTGTGCAAGTTGATACGAGGAAGCGGTGCTTTCTACTGCTGCTAACCGCTTAGCTAGCTCTTCATTGCGGCGCTCAAGCGCTTGAATCTTGTTTTTTGCAGAGATTTCACGCTGACGTTTTAAATCTTTCTTAAGCCGGCGCTCTTCGCGTCTTGCTTCACGGATTTTTTCACGTTCTTCTTCGGTTTCGCCATCATTTGGCTCATCGTCGTGATCTTCTTCGTCGTGATCTTCGTCTTCTGCAGAAGGTTCATCGTCCTTCTCTTTTTTCTTTTTCTTTTTGCTCTCTTTTTCGGCCTCTTCGCCTTCTTCAAGAACTAAAAGATCTTCTGGGTGCTCTTCTAATGCTACTAGCGCTGTCCCATCATCCTGTTCTTTTACAGGAATATCTTTTTCATTTTCTGCCATACTTTTCTTTCAAAAGTTAATCTACAAACGCTTTCATCTTCTGCGCATGCTCAAACGACTTGATGCGAGAGATGACTTCACGTGCCTGGATGGTAATGAACACCACTGGGGAGCCCTCATCATCTGGTTGCACTATGAAACGATCGCCACCGTATTTAATGGTACGAACTAAGTCGCCTTCTTTACACCAGGGTCCTTCAACCCATGGTGTTAAGTCATCTGGTGACTTGTATGCTAGGGGGCCAATTTGGCGAACCTTAGCAACGGTTTCATTGAATCTTAACGTCTGTCTGGTTTCATCAACTAGGATGATTCCGCCCTTACTGGTTGACTTTTCGCGTCTTAGTTGGACTAAAACACGGTCTCCAGCTACTTCAACTCCATGATCAATATCTGGAAAACATTCCTGTTCAGATCTTGTATCAGGTTCGTCATTTTGCATTAAATCAAACACTATTCAGTGCTCCTTTAGGCTATTCAGCCTCGCTATCCTCCTGCAAGAGGTTGTTTAAAATATCAAGAGCTTCCATTAAGCCCTCATGCCTACCCACCATTGCCCGATAGTCATCGAACGAGTGGATATTGACGCCAGCTGTAATAGCCTGACTCAATTCGTCGCCAGCTTCTTTCAAGCGGCCAATAAATTCTGAGATTGGGTCCTTCATATTTATACTAATGCAAAAATACTAAAAAACCCGCCCCAAATTTTAATAAAAGTTACCACCGCCAATTTCGTTCAGATTCTTATCTGGACCAACTTTGCTTGATTTAACTTTATTTTGGTTTAATACTGCGTTATTAGCGCGTTTGCTACCGGATGCACCAGTTTCTACTTTTTGATCTGGGCCGCCAGCGTAACCGGGAGTGCCGGTCATTTTATAGGCTTTTTTGAAACCTAATTCTCCGCCGTCTTGTTTTTTAGTTGCCATTATGCTTCCTCTGTGGGTGGTTGTTGCTCTGGTTGTGCTGCTTGTTGTTCTTGCATCTGCTGCATCTGTTGTTGATGCTGCTGGTCTGCTTGAGCCAACTGTTGTTGATGCTGTTGATCGGCTTGTTGTAAGCCTTGTTGATGCTCTTGTGCAGCTTGTGCTTGTTGCTGCTGTGCCATTGTGGCTTGATGCTGCGCCTCAATATTGTTTTGAACCTGAGCGGCTTGCTGCTCGAATGCTTGCTGCTGAACTTCTAATCCATGTTGACGGATATCTTGTTCGGCAGCCATAGTAGCTTCCATTGCAGACATGTTTTGCTCATGTTCTAACTTAGCTTGTTGCTGGTCCATTGCGGCGCCAGCGCTAATCATTGCAACACGCTCTTTAGCAGAGTTGTTGATATTAGCCATTGCAATATCTGTAGCATTACGTTGGCTATCGATATTAGATTGGGTTGTGTACTTAGCTGCCAACTCTTGAACTTGCTGTTGCAACTGAGCCACTTTGATCTGGTACTCTTGTTGTGCTTTTTGCAAGTCAAGTTGCATCTTAGCTTGAGCTTCTTGCTGTTTACGCTGAGTCTCAGCCATTTGGGTCTTGAGAATTACTGCAGCTGTTGGGTCAGCCATCATAGCAGACTGCTGCTGAGCTTGTTGCATCTGTTGAACTTTTTGTGACAACTGTTGGATCTGTTGGATGTATGGTCCAAGATCTTGCTGTGACTCTTCGTTTACCAACTGTGAAGCCAATGCAATAGCTTGTTGCGCCTGCTGTGTCATTGGTTTTTCTTGATGCAGATCAAACACATCTTTACCATTGTCTGAAGCCTGAGCTACATAACCGCGAACAGACTGCAGATAGTGCAATGTCAAGTGCTGCTTGATATGCTGCAAGGCTTGTGGTGCAAATGTTGGTCCAATTACGGGGTTGCCACCATAGGCTGGGTTCATTGCGTACTCTAAGTGAATCTTGATATGGGCTAAATGGTCCTGGTCTGGATAAGCAGCTGCTGGACGTCCCATAGTCATTGAGACGTTCTCAAGAGCTGGGTTAGATTCTTTAGCACCTAATGGGTTTGGTAACACTTCATCTACTGAAGGCACTTTGAGCTGGCCCAACACACGGCGATACACAGCGCGAATGTCAAACATACCAGGGGGCGCAGAGGTAGCCATTTGTAACAGGGCTTGGTTCTGTGCTAAGCGCTGGGTCTCAGAAAAAATGTTAGGGTCTGAAACTGGACGGACATCGTTGTTATAAGCAAAGTCACGTACTTTAACTTCAGAGCCGGACTCGTTGTCCATCTCTTCTAAATACCAGTGATTTAGACGAGAAATAATTGCTAGGGATTTAGCCTGTGAGCGATGTAAACGAGCGTGGATGCTAGAGAATACTTTAGCGCCTTGTTCAATCAGAGCTTGTGTTGTACCGACTGGAGCATTGGAGTTAATCTCGCCAATCTTTTCTTCCGCTGTTGTAACTACGCCTTTTGCTGCGTTTGTTAACCAGCCTAATAAATCAAACAGAGTTGACGAAGGTGGATTAAACGGCATTGGCATAGCAATCTGACGGATGTCAGTAATGCCGGGGCCAGATTCTACTTCAATTACTTGGGTTGGTTCAATTCTG